ATTATCTCAATTTTTAGTAGAGAGTATATTAGGGGAAGCGGACGGTGTAGAAAACAAAGTTGTAGTCTACGCTGGCCGCTTTCAACCTTTTCATAAGGGTCATTATGCAACCTACTCTCACTTAGTAAAAAAGTTCGGTAAAGATAATGTGTTTATCGGCACATCCAACAAAACCGATAATCAAAAATCACCTTTCAACTTCAAAGAAAAGGTGATGATTATGACAACGATGTTTGGAATCCCAAAGAATAGAATCGTTGAAGTAAAAAATCCATATGTACCAACCGAGGTACTAAAAAAATTCGATAAAAATAATACGGCATTCATTACTGTTGTGGGTAAGAAAGATGCTAGTAGATTAGGTGGTAAGTTCTTTACCCCCTATAAAGATGGGATTGATTTTGAAGGATACGAAGATAGAGGGTATGTTTACATCGCACCATCAGGCGGTGGAGGTGTAAGTGGAACCGAAGTTCGTAACGGATTAAAATCAGGTTCTGATGAAGATAAGAAAAAATTCTTCACTAAAAGAGCATATCCAAAATTTAACCAAAAGATTTTTGATTTTATTGTAGATAAATTATCTAAACTACCTGAAATAAAGTATGAAGATATTTCTATTCCAAAAGAAGTAATTCTCGAATGGTTAGTAAATGGTGGTAGTGAATTAATTGAAAACTCATTCATCCAAGGTTCTCAGGAAGTAGATGATGGACCAAACTATCTTTATCCAACATTCGCTGCATTCGATAAATCTGCCAGAAAAAGAGCAGAACAAATCGGTTGGGAAGTAGTAAGACAAATCATGTCAGATGATTTAGTTGATATAGACCCACACCCAATTTATCCAAATGGTCCTGTTAAAGCAGTAACACCATATCCTGCAGGGGTTATTGGTAAAACAACTGCAACCAACCAAAAGGACTTCAAAACTCCTGAAGCATATGACAAGTGGATGAGACACATTTCAAAGGCAGTAGCGGCATCAGGATTCTCACTTATTAACTTCTTCTTAGATTTTGAAGATGAAACTGAGGGTGATGAGAACTATAATAATACTGATTTATCGGATAAAGGAGCAAACTTTGTATCAGAGGATATAACACTACCTGTGAACGTTGGAGATACTATTTTAACAGGAAGGTTCAAGAACAAGAAAACCGTTGTTAAAACTATCGGAAAAGATGAACACGGGATGCCAACAATCAATGGTAGAAAGGTAGTAAACTTTAGAATATTAAAAGAAGGTACAATTAATGAAATCCCAATGGCAGATTTGGTAAAGATTGACCAATATGCAGATAAACAACTAAATCCCGTTGATGTAGTTCTAACTGATAAACATTTCTTTGATAGATTACAAGACCCAAGAAATAAAAAAGATATTTCACAAGCGGAACTAATCGGATTTTTCAAAAGATTAGCAAAGAAAAAAAAGGAATTCATTAACTTCTTAAATCAATATGGTCAAATCGTAGCAAAAGATAACAGAAGTAAAATCAACATTCCGTTTATGAAACAAGCGAACAAAGTAATCGCTAAAACCATAATGAGAAAAGATGATTTTAAAACACCAGACCCAGAATATAAATTTGAACAATTAGCAAAGGGTATGGATATCTACGATATTGCAAATATGCATGGTGTAGATATTGATGATTTAGATAAAGAATTACAAGCGGGAATAAAAGTAGAAATGGAACACACTTCAGATAAAGGTGTGGCTGAAAGAATTGCATTAGACCATCTTTATGAAGACCCAAAATATTATACCAAACTTGCTACTATTGAGGAAGTTCACATGGGGTATCCTGACCAAAAATGGATTGATGACCACGAAAAAGAATTAAAGAGATTAAGACAAAGTTTTGATAAAGAAAAGAAAGATTTGAACTTTGATAAATCTTATGCAATTCAGGAGAGTTTACTAACCGAAGGTGGTGCATATGGACACATGAATCATCCATTCGATACTGAAATCAATTTAACTTTCGGACAATTAAAAGATATTGTAAATAAAGCATTGGAAGGAAATCTTGAACTAACAAGAGAGAAAACCGATGGACAAGCACTTGCTGTTTCTTGGAGAGACGGTAGATTAGTTGCAGCAAGAAATAAGGGCCACCTAAAAAATAAAGGTGCTGGAGCATTAGATATTAAAGGGGTAGCAACCAAGTTTGCTGGTAGAGGTGAATTAGAAAAAGCATATAACTTTGCAATGAATGACCTTACTAAAGCAATTGGCTCTCTTTCAGAAAAACAAAGAGAGAAAATCTTTAAGGGTGGTGCCTGTTTTATGAACTTGGAAGTAATTTACCCAACTTCCGTAAATGTAATTCCTTATGGACAGCCGTTATTGGTATTTCATGGGACTATGGAATATAACGAGGAAGGAATTGCCATTGGAGAAAATCAAGCGGCTGCAAGAATCCTTGCGGGAATGATTAAACAAGTGAATCAAGATGTTCAGAGTAACTATACGATTCAAGGTCCTCCTGTGGTTGAATTACCTAAATCAAAAAATCTTAGTAACACAAAAGCTAAATACAACGGTCAAATTTCTAAATTACAATCCAAGTTTAAGTTAAAGGATAACGATGGTATTGCAGAATATCACCAAGCATGGTGGACTGATTGGGTAACTAAGAACTCACCATCTACCTTAGACAATAAAACTCTAATGGGATTGGTTAAGAGATGGGCATTCTACGATAAATCATTCCGTTTAGATAATAAGAATATTACTGATGTAAAAACAATAGAGTGGGCTAAGAAAACTGATAAACAAGACCATGCTAAAATGGCTAAAGATAATATCAGACCATTTGAAGATATCTTCTTAGGATTAGGTGCTGAGGTTCTTTCACTTATGAGTTCTGCGTTGACAGTAAATCCTGATTCTGCAACTCGTAATATGAAAAAGAGATTAGACCAAACCATCAAAGATGTGAAAAAATCCGGCGATGTTAAAAAAATCCAAAAACTCAAATTGGAGTTGGAAAGATTGAATTCTATTGGTGGTAAGGATAAGATTGTACCTAATGAAGGAATTGTATTCGTCTATAATGGAAAGACCTTCAAACTAACAGGTACTTTTGCACCACTAAATCAGATTCTTGGATTATTTTACGAATAGTAAAAAACTTTATACTTATATATAAGTATATATAAAGAGGTTTATGGCTAAAAAAGAATTCAATAGAAAGTTCATGCACCCAACTCGTAGAAAGTTGGTAGATATGGTAATGAACGGAGAGTATGCAAAAGATACTCAAGTTTCATTTTCAAATATCAAACAAGAAACTAAACGAGAGATAGGTGATGTATGGGAAGATGAAAAGGGTAACATTTGGGAACAAAAATCATATGGTAAGGTAAAACAATCTAAAATTACTGAAACCATGTCAGAGGTTAGAAAGTATCTTCAAAAACTTTCAACTTGTAAAGCAGAAGATTGTGATAAAAACAAGTATGGGCCAACTGATAAAAAACTCATTTCAAAAACAGGTTATTGTTCTAAGTGTTTAGCAAAAAGAGAACAAGAAATTAGAAACGATGGTTTATGGGATGCCTACAATGAATATAAAGTGTATTCAAATATGGCTGCATATGGAACTGAAGTTCTTGAAAAAATGAACAACGCTTTGAATGAAGTTACCAATATTCATGAATTTGTTAATGATGATGGTTCGGTTGAAAAATGGAAATCGGATAAGAGTGTTGAAGAATTAAGAGCCGAAATCGAAAAAGATATAGAAAATGGTAAGAAAGAACTTACCGAAGTTATTGAAAAGAGAAACGCAGCATATGAACTCTTAAAAGATAAAAATTACGAATTAGTACAACCTTTGTAAAATGAATAGTAATACAAAAATATATTTAATATTGATTGTAATCTTAGGATTTGTAGGTTACAATCTAATGGTAATGCATGATATTCAAACGGATGTTGCTGCATTTGATGCTAAAATTGAAGAGATTCAAAGTGATATTGATTCAATTGCAGTTGCCAACGATGAGTTGGATATGAAAATAGAATCGTTACATTCAGAAATAGAACTAATTGATAGTGATATCGATAGGGTTCAATCTAACATTACTACGATAAAAAACAAAACGAATGAAAAAGTCAATAATGTTGATGTTCTTACTTTCGATGAGCTTATCAAGTTTTTCACAGACCGTTACCAATCCCAACTCAGAGGTGAAGAGGGACTCGGTGGTGAAACTGGAAGTTCCGATAGTGAGAATGGTAATTAAAGATTTAGTTACCTTTGATGGTTTAAAATTAGAACTGGTAGAAACTAAAGACTTACTAAGATTATCACATGATAAACTTGTTTTAAAGGATAGTGTGATTACATCTTTAAATGGTAAGGTTATTAATTTAGAAGGTATTATTCAAAAGAAAGATGAACAATTTGGATTAGAGAGTGAAAAATCTAAACAATTGGAAAAAGAACTAAAAAGGCAAAAAAGAAATACCTTCCTATGGAAATTAGGAACAATTGGTGGAGTGGTTCTTAGTTTGTTTTTTGCAGCTGGTGGATAATTGATTTATGGGACAAAAGAAATCATTAAAGCAAATTATTGCTGAAGAATATCAGAAGTGTGCTTCTGACCCAATTTACTTTATGAAAAAGTATTGTAAGATTCAGCACCCGGTGAGAGGAAAAATAGCCTTTCACCTTTTTCCATTTCAGGAAGATACTCTTGTTGATTTCAAAGACCATCGATATAATATAATTTTAAAATCTCGTCAAACGGGTATTTCAACCCTAACCGCAGGATTCTCTTTGTGGAAAATGTTATTCAATGATGATTTCAATGTTCTTGTAATTGCAACTAAACAGGAAGTAGCTAAAAACTTGGTAACTAAGGTAAGGGTGATGAACCAATATCTTCCTTCTTGGTTAAAGTTGGAAACTATCGAAGATAACAAACTATCACTTAGATATTCAAATGGTTCTCAGATTAAAGCAACCTCAGCTGCAGGAGATGCTGGTCGTTCTGAAGCATTATCCCTTTTGGTATTTGATGAGGCAGCTTTCATCGATAAGATTGAAGAAATTTGGGTATCGGCTCAATCTACCTTATCAACGGGGGGTAATGCAATCATCTTATCAACTCCAAATGGTGTGGGTAATTTCTTCCACAAAACTTGGGTAGGTGCAGAAGATGGTTCGAATGGATTTAATCCAATTAGATTACATTGGTCGGTTCACCCTGAACGAGACCAAAGTTGGAGAGACGAACAAGAAACACTATTAGGACCAAAAGGTGCTGCACAAGAGTGTGATTGTGATTTCATTTCATCGGGGGAATCGGTAATCGAACCTCAACTCTTAATGTTCTACAAAGAAACTTATGTACAGGAACCCATTGAGAAAACAGGATTCGATGGAAACCTTTGGAAGTGGGAATATCCAAATTATGAAAAATCTTATATGGTTATCGCCGATGTTGCTCGAGGAGATTCTTCGGATTATTCGGCATGTCATGTAATTGATGTAGAATCGTGTGAGCAGGTTGCTGAGTACAAAGGTAAGTTAGATACCAAAGATTATGGAAACTTCCTCGTTGCCCTTTCTACTGAGTACAACAATGCACTACTCGTAATTGAAAACGCAAACATTGGTTGGGCAACAATACAGCAGGTAATCGATAGAGGTTATCCGAATTTATATTATATGAGTAAGGACTTAAAGTATGTAGATGTGGAAAATCAAATGTCAAATAAATATCGTGCTCAAGATAGAGGTATGGTTGCAGGATTTTCGACCACATCAAGAACTCGTCCTTTAATTGTATCAAAGTTAGATGAATACTTCAGAGAGAAATCCGTAGTAGTTCGTTCAACCCGAACTATCGATGAATTGTTCACTTTTATTTGGAATAATGGTAGAGCAGAGGCAATGCGAGGATATAATGATGACCTTACTATGAGTTTATCTATTGGTCTTTGGGTTCGTGATACTGCACTTAGATTAAGACAAGAAGGTATTGATTTAACCAAACGAGCATTAGGTGGAATTACTACACAAACCTATACAGGATTGTATGGTGGAAATTCCATGGAAGATAATCCATGGGAGATGGATATCAATGGTCAAAAAGAAGATTTAACCAAATGGTTGTTGTAAACAAATATTAGTAATATTTATATAGTATAGGTAAACTAAACTAATTTGATATGGATAATTATATAGAACAACTTTATAATCAATTTAAGAACGAATACTCGGAAACTGTTATGGAATACGATGTAGAAAATTATGACGATTTAAAGGAGTTTATAGAATTTATCAAAGAATATAAACCTGAAGTTACTGAAGGTGAGTATGATGGAAGAGATGTCAAACTCGGTAAAGTAATGCAAGGTGATGTAAAAAAGTTCAAAGTTTATGTCAAGAATCCGAAAGGAAATGTTGTTAAGGTAAACTTTGGTCAGAAAGGAGCTAGGATTAAGAAAGATGACCCCGAAAGGAGAAAATCTTTTAGAGCAAGACATAATTGTGATAATCCCGGTCCAAGACACAAGGCTAGATACTGGTCATGTAAGATGTGGTAAATAAAGGTTATAAAACAAAAGTAAAACAATGGCAGAACAACAAGACAGAAATTTCTTTGGTAGGTTAACCAAACTCTTCTCTACTCAAGCAATCGTTAAGATTGATGATAAGGGTAAGAGAAAGGTTGTTGATACTGATGAAAGACAAAGAAATACTAACTTAGTAAATCTTAGAGATAGATACACTAAGATTCAGAAGTCATTCTATGAACAACAGGGTGGTGCACAATCAATGGCATATCACCAAGTTCGTAGAGAATTATTCAGAGATTATGATGCAATGGATAACGACCCGATTTTATCATCGGCACTTGATATCTATGCAGATGAATCAACTTTGAAAAATGAATTCGGTGATACATTAGAGATTCGTTCATCAAATGAAAAGGTAAGAGAAATCTTAGATAACCTTTTCTATGATATCTTAAATGTTGAGGCAAACCTATGGCCGTGGACAAGAAACTTGGTAAAG